TTAAAGCCATCCTCAGTAGAGAAGCACCTATGGTAAGCCTTAACTAACTCTAGATGCTTTTCCCTGATTTCTTTCTTTCTTTGTTCCGTGTCTTTCTGGTTTACTTCTAATTGTTCCCAGCTCATACAGCCTCTTGTTGTTGTTGTCCTTGTTGCATCTGTGCAGCTTGAGCACCAGCCTGAATAATCTGCTGTTTCTCAGATTCCGAGCGTACTAATTCACTCGACATGCCTGTCTTCTCAGCCGCCCATGTACCAAAGTTTTCAGTCTTAAACGCCATCATCACTTGTTCAGGCCCAGCAGTAGACAGAACAAACTGCACGGCTTGCTGTACAGCCATTAGGTCTTCTGAGTCTTGAGCGCGCGCTAGTGGACTGGTGAACTTGATATCAACGTCTCGGCCTTCTAACTGTAATGGGGTAATCAATCCCCTACGCGTTAGGATAGACACAACACGCTTGAGAATAGGTACAAGCACCTCAGTCTGTAAGCGACCGAAAGCAGAGCCAATGCGCTTAGCTAACTCTCTAGACTCAATCGCAATCTCAGTAGCAGAGCGAACAGGTCCAGTAGGATCACGCAAGTCGTTAAACAATGCGACCTTGATAGCATTCTGTAGCTCCATGATTTCAAACTGCGCAAGCTGTAAGTTAGCGCCAGTGTCTAAACGCTGAATACTTGGGTTCGATGTGTTGTTACTGCCTACAGGAATCACAACCCCTGGGCTGATAGTGATGTTATACGGATTGGTTACACCATCATCCGTAGCGGTATACATGCCCGCTAGATCAATGGCAGCCTTCTGCAATACAAACTCTTTAGCCTTATTCAGTGATCGAACATCAGGCAGTGTCTGCATAGCAGGCCCACGCCCACGAACTTCACCAGCAACCTTTGTATATCGACCAGTTACCCAAGGCGAAGTGACACCGAAGTCTTCCATCCAAGACGCAGTATCTTCACCATCACACCATACAACGCCATAGTACCGCTTCATCTTCGGACAATAGATCACGCCCTCATGAATCAGTATCTCACTATCTGGTGAATTCTGGATTAGGTTCTCTACTTTTTTGCTTGGCTCAAACCCGCGCCACATGCGCTCAAGTAATCGAGCCTTAACCTTCATTCTACGCCAATGGGTTTCAATCGTACCCCATGGCCCTTCTTCAAAGGCGATACCCTTCTGCGGGATAGCGTGAAAGACAAAGGGCATATCATCTTCGTCTGTCTCATCTATCCGCAAGGTGGCAGTACCGACTAGCAGATCAAGTGCAGCTTCGTAGAACTGAGTGCCGAAGTTAGAACGGTTGATATAGTCAAAGACAATCTCAGCCTGGCTTTCTAGGTTCTCGCGTATATCGGTCTCTGACACACCATAGTCGCCAGTCTCCAACAGCTTGATAACCTGTTCACTTGGCTGGAATGTTGCCCACCTTGCCCAGATAGGTGCGATGTTCTCTTGTAACTTGCTCGCCCCTTGCTGGATAGCGGTCAGTGAAGTGGAATCGAATATACGATCCATCTTCTTTTGACCCGTATTCTCTACTTCAAACAGGTTCCGTTGAGGCAAGAAGTACTCATACACGTCAGAAAGCTGGGTATGCCACATGGCTTCAGCGTCAAACGCTTTTTTCTCACGTGTCACTAGGTCATTGAAAGACCCCAAGTGTTCAGGTATTTGCATGATTTTTTACCTTTGCTGGCCACCCGAGGGCATAGAGAAACCACCACCGCCGAACATAGACGAAATGCCACCGACCATAGACGTACGGCCACCAGTAGCAGCACCGCCACCAGCAGTAGCACCACGCCCCGCAGCTTCAGCACGCGTTCTAGGTGCGCCGCCTAATAGGCTGGCCTTGCCTAGCTTGCCACGTGACATAGCGCGGAATCGGTCTTCTTGTTCCTCGATTTCTTTGTCGAGCATGATTTGCTGTCTACGCTCTACCGCTACTTCCTGCGCTGACTTTTTCGGAGCCTTTGGTTTCTTCATTGCTTCAGCCTCTTGTATAACTGATAGGGTGTGAGGATGAACGGGTCATTCATCCCCAGTATTTGTTTGGCATGGCCCACACATGTATTCAACATGAACAGACTGCGTTTAACTTGTTTGCGTTCCGCTTTAACAACAATAACTTCGTCTAGTTTAAATGGTTGGTCGTCTAAAGTAAAAAGATCAAAGTACTGCTCAGTCTTGCCGTAGATAATCCAGCGCCCACGATCAGGAATCAACACATAACAATGCTGAATGAATGGGTGCAGAAACCTAGACCACCAGTGTCCGCTATCCTCGGTAAAGACGATATAGATATCAGAAGACACTAAAAGCCACCTTAGCCTGCATTGGACGGTCAAACGATTGCGCCCTAGTCAGCGCCTGTCTGCCTTCCCCTTCTCCCTGTAACGCGTACTCAAGAGCTTCTACTGGGTGCGAGTATTCATTCTTATCAGGTTCATCAGTGTAGCGATCCCCTGATACTTGGATGCGTCGATAACAGAACCCACCTTGTAAGCCTTTGCGGATCATCCTTGCCTTGGGCAATACAGTAAACCTGGGCTTACCATCCATACAGTTTTCTTTCATCGGTATCTCAAGTGCAGCCCTTCGCATCGCAGGGTCATTGGTGCTAGTAGGTGAACATGGAATCCCTGCAGCTCTTATGATCTTAAATGGTGTATCGGCATTGGCCTGATTCTTGTTGTCACCCGATGGATCACCCCAGCCCTTGAACTTATGGTTGGGGTAATGAGCGTCGATGTATCTTTTTAATTGTGGCGCAAAGTCTACCGCTCCACTATCGGTTAAACAGAACTCATCAAAGCACACCCACCTGCCCATGCTGGTACGCTGTAAGAAAGCACAAGCAGGTGTTCGGCCAAAGTCAAAGCCAAGGATAATAGGGATATCAAGTGATGGCACAAAGCCAGTATCTTGACAGTGTACCGAGTCCACATACATCGGGTGAACAGGTTTGCCTGAACTAACAAAGCCATATTCATTGGCTAGGTTAACCTTGATCCAGTCGTCGGTCTTGCCCTGTAAGCCCCGTTGATAGTATGCAGTAGGTAAGTTATCGAGGTTCTCGGCATCAGGATTAACGCGCCATTGATCGCCGTCACGATAGACACCGCCTGGTTGACGATGGAAAGCCCAGCCCTCTGGCTTCTCTTCCTCGGCCAGCTTGTAATACCAATGATCCTCATCTGGCGCGTTAGAGTCACCCACAATCCCGTAGTGTGTAGGTCTGGCGCCTTCTTTCGGCGATGGGTATCGGCCTGCACGTAGGTCGAGCATATCAACGACCGCCTTAGAGTGTTCCTTGGCTTCATTCAGCCACACCCATGTGGTCTGTATGCCCCTGGCTTTCTTAACGTGATCGGGTCGATCAAAGGCAATGAAGATCACCTCACACCTAACACTGGTGCCATCGTCCAGCTGAAAGGATAAACGGTGAGTAGGTGGCTCTTTATTACCCTGCTTGAATTCCCCAAGGTCGCCGAGGATTTCGAGCCAGTCTTTAATGGTTGTGCTGAATAGCTCAGAGTATGTGTTACGTGCAGCAATGATCCGAGAGAGCCGCACATTGTGGTTAGGGTGTTTATCGCTCTTTACTGGTGCTTGCTCGCACATCAAGTCAAACAGTTTCAATATGGTCTGTACTGTCTTGCCTGATCCAAGCGGTCCCATGATGAAGCTGTTACGCTCACGACAGTCAGCGAATTCCTGCAGTACTCGCCCCTGGGGTTTTAGGTGATACTCAACAGTTGGCACTACTCGACACCGTCAAAGCGCTTTTTGATAAGCGACACGACCAAGGCGTCACCGTCAGCTCCCGTGATTTCCTGCGTTTTCATATCAGGTAGATATTTGTTGATTAGCTTTAAGCGTATATCAGCACTGGCCTTCATTGCCTGCAGCTCATTAGCTTCTAGGCTGGCCCCCTGCTCATCCATTTTTTGCGCTGTATCAAGAACTTTTTGAACTAGCCCCTTCTTACTTATTAACTCTCTAAGCTGTTCTTGACGCATTGATCTTTGCTTAGCGGCATTGGTAGCGGCCATTACTTATCACCCCAGTTTATACGGTCATAGTTTGCTTTGAATTTGTCGCGTGATTCCTGCGTGCTCTTTCTTGGCTTTGATCCTTTGCCCCCATCATACTCGGGAAAGTGTCTCTGCCTAGTGTCTTTATCTAACTTGTGTCTTAGGTCTGCCATAAATCCTCCGATATAAGCAGATTTTATACTTTGGTTATATCAACCGCAAACCTTATGCAATTTTATTCTATAACTAGATATAAAAAACATTTGACACATTAAAACGTTTATTTATATTATGTGTTCAACGGCTCACAACGAGCCATAACGACTGGAGGGTCACACAATGCAAACATATAACGGTTACGAGTCATACGATCACTGGAATACTGCTCTTTGGCTGAACAATGATGAGAGATTATACAGCTTGATATCAGAGAAAGCCGAGCTTGTTGTTTATCACGTATGCACCAAGACACAAGCAGTTTACGAGATATTGCGAGCGCTTCCCGCGACTACGCCTGATGGCGCAGAATGGCAGGCCGACACTGTCCTTGACGTGTTGGACGAGCATTACCAAGAACAAGTAACTTACTCTTAAGGAGCAACCATGAATACCAAACCATTTAACGACGGATACGCGCATATCAAAACTGGTGTGCGCTTCTTTGGACTAGACGAAACAGTTGATCGCTTCTGGGCAACCGAAGATCAGCTTTATAAGCTATACATTGACGAAGAAGATCTAAAACAGTTTATGGATGGCGCAATCGCAGCAATATTCCACTTTAGAGAACAGGCCGCCTAAGCGCGGCCACGGAGGGTAAGACAATGAAAAAGAAACCAATGGCAGAAACCTACGAACAGATCAGAATCCGCAAGCGCAGAGAGTTTATCGAGAATGCGTTCTGGTCAATCGGTGCGGTGTTCTTTATGGTAGTGGGCGGGTATGCACTAGCTGGCGCTTGGCTAGGTCTATAGGAGGCATCATGAAAGTATTAGTAGCCTGCGAGTATAGCGGGACAGTAAGAGAAGCATTCAGGAGCCGCGGACATCACGCGGTTTCTTGCGATCTACTACCAGCAGACGACAATTCGCCGCATCATTATCAGGGCGATGTAATGGATATCATAAACGATGGCTGGGATTTAATGATCGCGCACCCGCCCTGTACGTATCTGGCGGTATCGGGTTTACATTGGAATAAACGCGTAGAAGGCAGAGCGGAAAAGACCGAAGAGGCGCTCGACTTCGTGCGATTACTTCTTGCAGCTCCCATTGAGCGCATAGCATTAGAGAACCCAATAAGCTGCATAAGCTCAAGAATCCGCAAACCAGACCAGATCATTCAGCCTTGGTGGTTTGGCGAAGATGCGAGCAAGAAAACCTGTTTGTGGTTGAAAAACCTGGCTCCGCTAACCGCAACAAAAATAGTCCCGCCCAATGGCTGGTCGCCTGTTAAATATGCGAGCGATTGTTTGTTGTGTGATGTGTGCGGCGAACCATTCTGCGAGGATCACTTCGACCACTATGCAGATTGCGAATGCATTGGACCAACAATGGATGAGGCCGAGTACAAAACAATTGACGGCATTCTGTTCGGCAGCCTAAAAGAAAACCCACCACGGCCAGTGTGGGCGAACCAAACACCAAGCGGACAGAACAAGTTAGGCCCAAGCGCCGACCGCTGGAAAATACGAAGCAAAACCTACCAAGGGATTGCAAACGCAATGGCAGAACAGTGGGGATAAAATGTCAAGACCATACAAGTTAACACCAGACCAAGTAAAAGCAATCCGTATCAATCGACACGGCAAGACCGATAAGCAGCAGGCCAAAGAATATGGCGTACACAAAAACACTATTTTTCGTGTGCGTCATGGCATGGTGTACGGGAGCATATTCTAATGGACTTGCGCGATTACTTAGTGCAGAAGTACCCAGAAAAGCAGAGGGCGAGGCCAAGAAACCGAAAGGCTCCGCCCTTTAAACCCAAGCTAACCATTGAACAGATCGCAGAATGTTTTGAATTAGTCAACAAAGGCGTATATTATGAAAACCTAGCTTTGATTTATGGTGTATCAAAGCACACATTGAAAAGGTACATGAGAGCCGCTGAGCTGTATGGCTATTCTTTTTGGGAGAACAGCGATGTACGTGGTAGAGATGGTGCAGAAGAGCACGGGACAGAGTGAGTATATACTCGGTGTATATACCGATAACGAGCACGCTAGGTATGCTAGCTGGGTAGAGGAAGCAGTAGCGCCTGTTAGCCTGGTGCCTAGGGTTAGCTACTTTGAGGCAGACTACATAGACCCAGTGAAGCAGGATGCCTTCGAGGATTACATCGAAGATTAGCGCAGAAAAGTGTCGTATTTTTGCATGTTTTTTTAATAAAAAATTATATGTAAAAGTGAACCACAACCTTAGATTTGCATAGTTTTAGGTGTACAAGCGAGGAATCGCACGACACAAAAAGCGAATATGTACACAATGGGCAAGAATCTGGACACAATGGGGTCTATGTGTACACAAAGTCGCCATTTTTTGACATTACTGTAGACTTAATTCGGAATGACTTCGCCGCAAAGACAGTCCTAAATTTAGAATAGACACTCAGGGTTGTACTCAGTGTAGTGGAACACTGGCGTGAGTATAAATGTCCTAGCTCGTTACAGAGGAGTAGCTGCCTCGCTGACGCACTTGACAGGCCCTGCCAAATCCTAGGCTAAGGCGATAAAGACGAGTGTCTATTCTAAATACTTTCGGAATTTGAAAGTATTGGCCAATACATGAATCATATGGCAGTCATATGGTAAGTAGATGAGTCAAATGGAGGGGTTATGAAAACGTATAAACATGCGGTCGTTAAGTTTAACTCTGGCACTGGTGCATTACTCTGTAACGGGTGCAGCATCATCCTGGCTTATGGATTCCGACACAAAGATGTAGAGCACTACTGCAAAGATTGTGAAAAAGAATCTAACAAAGATAAAAAAACTGTTTGACACTATAGAAACAAATCATTAATCTTAGGTTGTGATCTGGAGGGACACACTATGGATGAACTAACCCAAGTTGAATATGCAGAGTGGCTGCGCTGGTGTGGCTACGTTGATGCTGAACTTTACACCAACCCGCTCGACAATGACCCAGACTACTTGGCTGGCTTTGATGAGCGATACGCTGAACTGGAATGCGAGGGACACAAAAATGCATGAAGACTGCCATTACTGCGGTAA